TCCCGGAACTTACCGGTAGCGTGCGTCTTCTCGGGGTTCATCAAAAACCCGAGATAGAAGAACACACGACGCAGTCGCGGAATAACCCGCGCCGGCGCAATGATATCATCACCATATACGGAGATTCGACCCCGCAAGCCAGACCGTCTACACACCTCGCGGGTAACCGCGTAGAATATAAGACTTTCCAGCTCAAAAGTGAAACCGTTACCCATCGACGAAAACATCTCCAGCTGATGAGGCTGGCCGTCGATGAGTGTTGACTTCACGCGAAGGTCTTCAAGCAAGGACCACCACTCGAACGGCAAGAGGTTATTCACCAACTGCCTAGAAATGGAGTCCGAGGCTGAGGAGAGATCAACAGTCGCCAACTTCTCGGCAACTGCAACCGACGCTAGCTTTTGGTTAACGGTTTGGTCCCTAAGGTCCACACCGAATACCTTGAGCCGACGCCGGATATGGTTTCCCACCGACCTCTGCAGCAGCATATTGCCTTCGGGCTCTTTTGCAGCCACCCGGTCAATATCCGACTTCTTCGGAACGGTAAAGAGCACGGAATCTTCGACCAGCTTCACCTTCCTTCCGTCTAACCGCGTAAAAGCAAACGCGGTGCGGAGGTGTGGTTCGGCTGATCGGGACACGTGCATCTCACCAGAGAGTTTGAGGATTGCGGCGGAAGACGATCTCCGCACGCGCGTACTCGCACCGTTCGTCGGCACGCTGTCCTGAATGACAGACAGGTACCTTAGCGGTCCGAGAATCCGAGCGATAAGCGCACGTATGTCCTCTAGCAGACAAGGACGGGTATAATGCCCATCCTCATCCACGTCGGGGATATCCCACGTGCACCAACCGAAGTCCGCGCCCCCAAGATAGAGGCGCTGGTTGGTCACTCGGTTCCTTTCCTCAGTGGCTAGCCATTTTGCAATGGCCGCCTCCGCCCTGACTTTGGCAGGCGCGGTGGTCCTCGGATCTACGAGCTTAGAAAGGAGTTCCTCTCCAAGATACTTCCCCTTGAAACCACCAGCCAAAGGTCCGTTCACGAGCTCAGAAAGCTCGCTTACGAACCGATCGCCTACATCAGCTGGTATGGCCACGTCTAGGCATGAGCGCCTGCGACGAGGTTTTGGCATTGAGACCTCCATGTGAGGAGTGTTTCTAGTCGTGTCGTGTCCGTCAGTCGCCGTGCGCCCCCCTACGGGGACGCCGACGGGTAACACGCCGGAGGATTCCGACGAGGACGGGGACCAAAGCATCGACAATCGCAAGCCACCTCATGGTTGATTTCCTTTCGGTAAGTACCGGAAGTGATCT